GACCGGGACGGTAGAAGACGCAGTAGAAATTTCGATAGTCAATCCCGAAGCAGTTGCTATTGCGATGCCGGAAGGCGGGATGGTAATTGATTTCGATCCTGAAGAAGACGAGGCACCGGAACACGGTTCTAATCTTGCGGAGTATCTGAGCGACAACCAGCTTGGTACTGTCAAGAGTGAGATTCTGGGGCTTTTGAAGCGGACCGTGCTTCAAGAAGTGAGTGGGAAGAAACCTACATCAAGGGGCTGGATCTTCTCGGTCTCAAGATAGAAGAGCGCACAACACCGTGGCCCGGAGCCTGCGGGGTGTTTCATCCGGTGCTGGCGGAAGCGGTTATTCGTATTCAGGCCCAGTCCATTATGGAAACCTTTCCCGCGAAGGGTCCCGTAAAGACCCAGATTATCGGAGAGATCAACGACGAAAAAGAGAAACAGGCTATCCGTGTTCAGGATGAGATGAACTACCAGTTGACGGAAGCAATGCCCGACTACCGCAGTGAACACGAGAATATGCTGTTTGCGCTTCCGCTGGCGGGGAGAGCTTTCAAGAAGGTTTATTACGACATTGATATGGGCCGTCCTGCTGCGGTCTTTGTCCCAGCCGAGGATCTTGTTGTTTCCTATGGTGCAGCCGATCTGTTGTCGTGCAGTCGTTACACGCATGTAATGAAGAAGACCAAGAACGAAGTACGCAAACTTCAGATCGCCGGGTTTTACAGAGACATTGATCTTCCTGATCCTGCTCCCGACTACACCAAGATACAGGAGCAGTATAACAGTTTGCAGGGAGAGCGACCGAGTTTCGAGCATGACGACAGGTTCACTCTTCTGGAGTGTCATATTGATCTTGATCTGGAAGATTTCGAGGACGAGAAGGACGGCGAGCAGACCGGGATTGCTCTTCCTTATGTGGTGACTATCGACAAGTCGTCGGGGGACGTTCTTTCTATTTACCGCAATTATCTCGAAGAAGACCCGCTCAGGAAGAAGATGCTGCACTTTGTTCATTACAAGTATCTTCCCTCACTGGGGTTTTACGGGTACGGACTTATTCATTGTATCGGCGGTCTGACTAAATCCGCTACGTCTATTGTGCGCCAGCTTGTTGATGCGGGTACTTTGTCCAACCTGCCTGCGGGTCTCAAGTCACGGGGCCTCAGGATCAAGGGAGATGACAGTCCGATCATGCCGGGTGAGTTCCGCGACGTGGATATCCCCGGAGGTGCAATTCGTGACAACATTACCTTCCTTCCCTACAAAGAACCGAGCGCGGTGCTGTACCAGTTGCTGGGGAACATTGTAGAAGAAGGGAGACGGTTTGCTTCGTTGGCTGACATGAAGGTCAGTGACATGAACAACGAGGCTCCTGTAGGAACCACCCTTGCTATTATCGAGCGCGGGATGAAGGTTATGTCTGCGGTGCAGGCCCGTCTTCATGCATCCCTGCGCAAAGAGTTTGCTATTCTGGCGAGCCTTATAAAAGAATATCTTCCCGAAGCATACAATTACGAAGTCGGCGGGGTCCGTGCCGAGGACTTTGACGACCGTCTGGATATCATTCCGGTTTCAGATCCCAACGCGACGACGATGGCGCAGCGTGTTATGCAGTATCAGGCTGCTCTTCAATTGGCCCAGCAGGCCCCCCAGATGTACAATCTTCCTGAACTCCACCGGCAGATGCTGGAGACAATGGGGTTGCAGGATGTGGACCGCATTGTCCCCGACAAGGATGATATCAAACCCCTTGATCCCGTGACGGAGAACGAAAACATTATCAACGGTAAACCGGTTCGGGCTTTTTCCTATCAGGACCAGACAGCCCACATTACCGTTCACATGGCGGCGGCGGAAGATCCCCGTCTCCAGCAGATGATCGCCATGTCTCCGATGGCCCGTTCTATACAAGCTGCCGGTGAAACACACATACGGGAGCATCTGGCTTTTCTTTATCGTGACGAAATTGAAAAACAGATGGGCGTCCCCCTTCCGCCCGAAGGAGAGCCGTTGCCGCGTGATGTCGAGAAGGAGCTTTCGAGACTGCTGGCTCAAGCGGCCACGAAGTTGTTACGCAAGGACGAACAGGAAGTGGCTGCGGAGCAGGCACAGGCTGAAGCGGAAAGTCCGATTGTGCAGCAACAGCAGCAGGAACTGGACATCCGTGAAATGGAAGTCGAGAGGAAAGCAGCAGCCGACAAGTTACGCGCCGAAGTGGAACTGGAAAAAGCGGCGATGACGGACGCCCGTGAGCGTGAACGTATAGATTCAACAGAGAGAACGGTGGGAGCCCAGATAGGGGCCAAGATTGCCAGCGAAGTTATGGAAGCGGATTTCAAAGGTCTCGAACTTGAAGAAAAGGAAAAGATGGAGGGAGCCCGTCTTGGTGTCGAGATAGCGAAACAATTACTGGAAAACGAAAGGAAGAAAGAGTAATGGCAAAGAAAGCAGCAGCCAAGAAAAAGACAGCGTCGGTCAAGCCTATCGATTCGTTAAAAAAACAGGTTAAGGCCGCGCCGCCAAAAATACCTCTGGTAACTTTGGAGGGTGAACGGATGTATCCTGACGACGCAAAGAAATACTGGGCCAACATCAAGAGGTCCGCCTCCTGATGGAGGGACACGACCTTGCCGCTCTTTTACAGAAAAAGCTGCGGGAGTATATGAACGAGGGTGCCGACCACCTGACCCTAGGCGGGGCCAAGGACTACGCCGAGTACAAGCAAATGGTCGGGCGTATCGAAGGCATCGCCCTTGCAGAACGTGAGCTTCTCGATCTTGTGAAAATAGACGAGGAAGAGGAGTAGCGCACGGGGAACTACCGCCCCTGTTTAAAGCGGTAAGCAGAAAGGAATAGACATGGCGCAAGTCATTGATTTAAAAGAAGAAAAAGAGGAAAAGAAAGCTAAACAGATGCCCCAGCCAACGGGGTACAAATTACTTATTACGATCCCCGAAGTGGACGCGACAACAACGGGGGGCGTTATCAAGCCAGACAAGATCGTAGAAGAGGAGACTATTGCAAGTGTAGTGGGTTATGTGGCAAGTATGGGGCCTGATGCATATGCAGATGAGAAAAAGTTTCCTTCGGGGCCGTGGTGTAAAGAAAGGGACTTTGTTCTGTTCCGGGCTTTTCAGGGAACACGGGTCAAGATCCACGGTGTGGAGTTTCGTCTTATAAACGACGACACCGTTGAAGCGGTCGTGGAAGATCCACGCGGTTATAAGAGGGCTTGATGATGGCTGATGAAAATGTAGTAGTCGAACCAGAGGAAGACAAAGACGTAGAGGTGGAGGTAGTTGATGACACCCCCCCTGAAGATAAAGTAGCGGCGCGTGATCAGGATGCTGCGGCGGACTTTGATATTTCAGAAGACGAGATTGGACAGTATTCCGACCGTGTTCAGAAGCGTATCAAGCGGCTGAAGTATGAATTCCACGAACAGCGCCGAGCTAAAGAAACAGCGGAACGTCAAGGACAGGAGGCTGTTGCCCACACCCAGAGAATGATGGGAGAGAACACTCAGTTAAAAGAGTTGTTGAAAAAGGGTAACGAAGCGCTTTATAACGCTACACAGTCCAAGTCCGAAACGGAGCTGAGTTCGGCAGAGAAAGATTTTAGAGATGCTTATGATGCAGGAGACACAGATCGTATCGTTGAAGCCCAGCGTCGTGTTAATGAAGCTCTCTACGAAAAGAGAAGCGTGGAGGATTTACGCCCGCTTCCTGAAGAGGCTGTTGCTGCACAAAGCCAACAAGTGGCTCAAAGAGTGCAACAACCCCAGCAGCCTCTCGATCCCCGTGGCATCCAATGGTTACGCGACAACCCTTGGTTCGGGACACAAGGTGATGAGGAGATGACAGCCTTTGCTTATGGCGTTGATGCTAAATTGAGGAAACAGGGGGTTGATCCCGCTGTTGAGCCAGATCAGTATTACAAAGTCATAGATGAACGGTTAAGGACTGTTTTCCCTGATTACTTCGATGGGGCTCCTGTGCGTGAGCAGGCCCCTCGCAAATCCGTGGTTGCTCCCGCTACTCGCGGCGGCAAGACCCCACGCAAGGTAACCCTCACGTCCACCCAGATGGATCTCGCCAAGAAACTGGGTGTTACGCCTGAACAATATGCTCAAGAAGTCGCAAAACAGGAGACGGCGCATGGATGATCGTACACGAAGAGATCACGAGACTCGTGAGATTTCCGACTCACGCACAGAAAGCCAATGGACCCCACCTTCTATATTGCCTGACCCGGACCCGCAGTCGGGGTGGGTATTTAGGTGGGTACGCAGTTCGATGATGGGTCATGCGGACAACACTAATGTTTCCAAGATGTTTCGTGATGGTTGGGAG